GATCTGATCAACGCGATGGAGCGGTGCAAGGTCGAGGCCACGGCCCGCCCGATCACCGAACGCGAGAAGGAAATTGCAAAAAAGAAAGAAGGCAGCAATGCCATTTAAATTTGATCCGAAGCTGAAGTGGAATGTCGCGGTCTATATTGTTACTTTGTTGGTCGGCGGGACTTTGCTTTTTGGCCGCTTTGATGCCGCTATTACATCCCTGGCGGAGGCGACCAAGGAGAATAGGGCCGCCATTGCAGCGCAGCAAGTGCGCACCCTGGCGCTGGAAGTGGAAAGTGCCGCTGATCGGTCCACACTGACGGCAGTGCAGCGCGACATCGGGCTGATCCGAACGACGCAGAGCGAAACAAACAGTCTGCTGCGAGAATTGCTGCTCGCGGCAGCAGGGAAACCGTGAGGAAAGAGGGCCATCACCAATGACCGATACCCCACCAAAACCCGAAAAAACCTACAAGCGCGAGTTGGCGACGCTCGCCCTGTTCGTGCTGTGGGGGTTTTACGGCTGGGGGGTGATCGCGCCACAGGCAACGCTGGCGGCCAACGCCCTGCTGCTGCCGACTTTCGCCGTCGTCGGTGCGGCTTTCGGCTTTGACGCATGGACGAAACAGTCAGGAGATAAAAAATGAAAACCGTGCAGGAAATTGCCGATGACATTGTGGAACGGGAAGGCGGGTTCGTGGATGACCCCGCCGATCCGGGCGGAGCAACGAACTTCGGCGTCACCATCGGGACCATGCAGCGACTGGGGCTGGACCTGAACCACGACGGGCGGGTGACCACGGCCGACGTGCGACTGGTCAACGCCGACCTTGCTGCGGAAATATTCCTGCGCCATTATTTCACGGGACCAAAAATCAACACGCTGCCGGAGCCGCTTCAGGCCAGTGTGTTCGACATGCAGGTCAATGCCGGGGATACCGCGGTCAAAATCCTGCAACGGTTGCTGAACAGCGCTTACCGGGCCGGCCTTGCGGTTGATGGCCAGATCGGGCCGAAGACGGCAGAGGCCGCGCGCAGGGCCGTCGACGTATCCGAGGGTCGCTTTGTCGATGCTTACGGAGCGGCGCGGCGGGACTTCTACTACCGCATCGGAGACCTGCGCCCGGCCAGCCGCAAATATGCCCGCCGGCGCGATGGTGGCAAGGGCGGCTGGATCACCCGCGCCGAAGAATTCATGGCCCCGCACTATCGGCTGAGCGAAGCCCAGCATCGCGCGCGGGTGGCGGCATGGCGCTGATGCCGTCGCCATGGGTCATTCTGGCCGCCGTGGCGCTGCTGTCGGGGTCGTACGCCTACGGTCGGCATGGTGGGGTCGCGGCGACCGAGGCGCGATATGTGGCTGCCCAGCAGGCGCTGCAGCGCGATCTGTTTCGCGCGGCCGAGTTGGCATCGGCCGCCAGTGCAAAGCTTGAGACCTATCGCGCGGACCAGGCCGCGCTTGCCAGGAGGGCCGAAGATGAAGCGCGTGCCGATGTTGATCCTTGTCGTGTGCCTGCCGCTGGCAGCCTGCGGCGGCTTGAAACCCGTTGGCGGGCAACAAATCCCGGCCCCTGATGCCAGTATCACAGCCCCGTGCCCACGGGCCGAAACCTTTCTGGGCGTGCGTGACTGGGAGATCATGGCCGGTCGGCTGGGTGATGAACTGAACGAGTGCGGGGCCGAAAAGGCCGTGCTGGTGCAGCGCGACAATGACTTGCGGCGGGCGATTGGAAAGTAGCCTGCCAGCAAAGCAGCCTTTGCAACCCATTGCAATATATCGGGTTAAGATATGACATAGATTAATCTAAGTCATTGAAATGCAAAGAACCTGATCAGACTACGAATCTGAGGGCCGGGCGTTCGAATCGCTCCGGGTGCACCATTTTTCAAACACTTGGCTGTTATGCCGTCCGAGCGTCCGAGTTGTCCGAATTCGGCCGCTCGGACGCTTGCACGAAAAAAGCCCCGCCGCGGGTGCGTCGGGGCAAGTTTAGGCAGCGGGGAGGCGTGCCGATGTTCCCCGGCACCGGGATCAGATATCCTTTTGGCATGCCCGGCACAGGCGGTTGCCTTTGCCGGTGCTTGGGAATGGGGTGGTGCAGCGCAGGCATTGGCGCGGCACCAGCGGGGTGAGCCGCTGTTGCACGCCGCGCAGGGCGGCGGTGGCGAGGTGGTGGCCATGGTAGCGGGTGGGCAGCGGCACGCCGTCAGCCAGGATCGACCAACTGGTGCCGCAGCCCCGGATTTGCAGGGCGGGGGCGGTCATGCGCGGCTGGCCTTTTCGTGTTCCGGACAGGACACGGGGTCATTCCAGCCGTCAATCGGCACGCCCAAATCAGCACTCGCCGTCTCCATGACGCCGCGCATCGCAGACACGAAAGCGGCCCGGCACTCCGGGTTGATGGCGACTGCCCTCATGACGATGGAGCCGATCAGAACGGCGTCCTTCATGGTATCGGGCTGCGCCAGATAGGCGTTCCAGAACATGCCTTCGTGGCAAAAGGCCACGCGAAAAGTGATCATCAGGCTTTCCTTTGTTTGGGGGTGACGATGGCGGTGACGGCGCGCAGGGTGGTGGCGAGCTGCGGGGCCATGTAGGTGCGGCGCAGTTTGGGGTTTTTCGCGGCGGTGTTGCCAAGGGCATCGCCGGTATCGGCATCACTGGACCCGCCCGCGCGCGACAGGTTCGAGAAGGTGCGGCGCAGATCGCGCCATTGCAGGGTGGCGATGCTGGGTGCGGCGGCAACGGCGGCCAGGCGCACCTTTTCCCAGGCGCGAAAAAAACTGTCGGGCGTGAACGGTTTGCCGGTTGCCTCGTCCCAGATCAGCGTGCCGGGGCCATCGGGGGCGCGCATCAGTTGGGTGCGCAGGGTCGGCACGGCGATGGTGTGGATCGCCACCTCGATCGCGCGTTTGCGCTTGGATTGCACAAGCTGCCAGACCCATATCGGCCGGTTTTCGCCGGGCAGTTGCAGCGGATAAAAGTCGCCCGGGCGGGCACGCAGAATGTCATACTGCCGCTGCCCGCCCAGCAGCACCAGATACAGCGCGGTCAGCACGGCGCGGGTGCGCAGGCGGCGGGCGGCGGCCAGCAGCGCGTTGATCTCGGCCCAACTGGCGGTGCGTTCGCGTTCCAGCGGCGTTTCGGTGCGCAGGCCGCGGCACGGGTTGGAGTTTTCCGGCCGCCAGCCGCGCAGTTCGGCATGGCTCATCAGCACCGACATCATCCGCAGGATGGCGCGCGAGCGGGTGACACCCCTGGCGGCATGCAGCGTTTCATACCAGCGCGCCAGCGTTGGCTTGTCAAACAGCGCCACCGGCTGCGGCCCCCATTTGCCGGCAATGGCACGCAGATCGGCGTCATAGACGCGGCGGGTGCTGGCCGGTTTGCGGGTAAAGTCGAGCGCGGCGCGATAGTCGGCAATCAGATCGGTGATGGTCCTGGCGGTCGGCATCCGCTTTTTCGCAACAGGTTGCGCCCCGGCAGCGGGAGCCAAAAGCGCGCACCACTTTTCGTGCAGGCCGCGGGCCTGCCGCACGGCATGGCCGGGGGCATCGGCCGCAAATTCCACCACCTTCGCGCCGGCCTTGCGCATGGCGGGCGTCGGCTCCCACCAGATGCGCCACGTGCCGTCGCTGCGCAGCCGTTGGCGCAGGCCGGGGGCGGCATCGACGACGGGGCCGGTCACGGTGGATTTGCGGGCCATGTCAGATGGTCCTCGCCATTTCCAGCAGGGCGACCTTGCCCGAGGCGATCAGCGCCGGGTCGACGCCGGGATCGTGCGCCGGGGCGGGGCCACCGTTGCGGGTGATCCAGGCCAGCACCTCGTCGGCCTTCCACAAAAGCGGGCGGCGGCTGTGCGGCATCGCCAGCGGGAACAGCGCGGTGGCTTCCAGCGCCGGACGGCGGCGCAGGAAGGCGCGGCCATCGTCAAGGCCGAGGCAGGCCGCGACCTGGTCGGCGGTCAGGAAGAAGGGCATGAATGCGGGTGCGGTGATCATTTGGAGCCGCCCCGGCGCAGGCCGATGTAACCCCATTCGGCCATCGAGGCGGCAAATTCATCGTCGTCGCGCGCGGCATCGCGATCGGCCAATGCCTGCCAGCGATACCAGAGGGCCAGCATGGCCGCGCCATTGGCGATGCCGAGCGCAAGGCCGAGAAGAAACCAGTAAATCATGGTGCACCCCTTGGGGCTGGCCCGGTCTGCCGCTTGCGGCCGGGCTGTTGCGGTTTCCGGGCGGGTGGCGAGCAGCGCACCCGAAGCGACCCCGGCCAGCGACGTCAGGGGCAGGCCAGCGCGGCCTGCGGAAATTCGGTATCTTCGGGCAGCGGGATGCGACCCCGGCCAAGAGTGAGGTCCAGCGCCTCGGCCATGAACACCATGCGGTGGCCGGTTTCGGCCAGGGCCGAGCCCGCCACCGGCTGGGCCGGGCCTGCCAGCTTGACCGCCTCGTGGTGCAACATCCGGCCCCAGGTGGCAAAGCAGGCGCAGGCGATGCGAAAGCCGCGCCGTTCGTCTTCGGTCATCGGGCGGTCACCAGGCAGGATCAGGCCGACCATCACAAATCCTCGGGCGGGACGAACAGATCGAAGGGCACGGCGACGTAGCGCGATTACACCCCGGCGAAGTAGCGCGAGCAGCGTGAGCGCGTGGCACCGGGCAGGGTGGTCAGCACCTTGAAAAGATCGAGGCTGGCCCAGCAGGTGCCTTGCAGCCAGTCGGCCAGCACGTGATTGCGGCTGGGGTGAACCACGGCGACCAGCCAGGGCGCGGGCGGCAGCGCCGGGGCCAGCACCCGCATCCCGGCCATGGCGAGGGCCTCGTTGCCGATCCTGGTGGTGCTTGGATCACGGGCGCGCAGCAGCCAGTCTTGCAGCAGTTGCGACTGGCCGTCGTGATCGAGGTAGGCGCGGCTGGAGAGGTGGCGCAGCAGGGTGGTCGCGTCGGGATCGGCGACCAGTTCGGAAAGCGGCACCGCCGACGCCATCCGTTCCCCGGCGCGCAGCCGCAGCCCGGCGCGGTCGCGGGCCTGCGCGGCGGTGGCGGCGGGCACATCGACGTGGCGTGTGACCTTGGTCTCGATGGTGACGCGCCACAGTTCCATTACCGCACCGCATCGAGGATGACGACGTTGCTCAGATCCATGGCGGGGGTGAGCGTGGCCATGGCGGCGCGGCGGCGGGCCAGCTCGTCAAGCAGGGCACCGCAACTTGCCAGCAGCCATTCGGCCTCGGCCTCGGTCGAAAGGCCGCTGCGGCAGTCGATGGCAACACGGCGCAGCAGGGCCAAGGCGCGGTCATCGATCGGCGCGGGGCGGGCAAGGGGAACGGCAAGCGGCGGCATGGGGCTACTCCTGTGCAAGCTTTGTGCACAAGAGTTAAGGGTTAGCCCCCGTGACTGTCAAGGCAAAATATGCCGATATGGCAAATTTTGCGATTATGGTGATCCGCAATAGCTGTCAGGGCCTGCTGCCTGGCAGTTCCAGTAAGTCACCGCGTTCTGATATCTGGAAACGGCAGCATCGCTAAGGCGCTGTGCCTCGTCTGCGGTTTCTTGGACCCAATCCCCAAGGCATCGTGAAAAAGCGGCAACTTCTGCCAGGTAGCTGTCCATTGCCTGGCGGCATGCCTCGAAAGAATATCCATCGTCCCAGGTCGTAAAGCTGGAAAGGCAATATGGTTGCGATGGTTCGCGGCAAAAGTTCGCTGCGGGCGAGGCAGTAGCGATCACGGCGAACGCAATGGCGCAGGCGTTGATCACAAGCGGGCGCGACTAGGTCAATAGAAGCGTATCCATGTGTGAAATCCTAGCAATGAGAAGAAGAGCATACCGAACAGGAGAACTCCAAAGACGGCACATGCAAGCGCGAAGATAAATTCGCCGGGCTTTCTGGTGATGTCTTTCAGTGCCTCGTCGCGCGCAATCGAATTGTGAAACAACTCAACGACAGCCGTAAAAAACAGAAAAACCAAGCCGAAGAACATACCCCCGAAGAACAAGAACATAAACAAGAATTCGAGGTCTGCCCATCGTAGCATCATACCCTCCAGCTTGCGACCACCTTGCCGCGGATCACCACGTTTTCGCCATCGACGACATGCACCCGCGCGTCGGCGGGGTCGGTGCTGGCGGCGACCAGCACCGGTGGTTCAAACCGGCGCAGCACGGTGCTGGCGCTGGCGTGGCGGCCGTAAACCTGGGCGATCACCACGTCGCCAGCCCGCACCCGTTCGGCCTGGTGGCTGTCAACCAGCATCAGATCGCCGGTCAGCAGCCCGGCCAGTGCCATCGACGGGCCGTTGACCCGCCAGACATCGACGCCGGGGCGTTCGCCAAGGGCGGCGGCGACGGATTTCACCACAGCGGCCTCGGCCAGACCCGGCCCCGGCAGCCAGACGGCGGCATCGCTTTCGGCAAATCCCGGTGCGATCTGGCGCGCCACGGGCAAATCGGCGGTCCCGGCCTTTTCCAGCACGGTGGCGAGCGGCACTTCTAGCGCCTGAGCGAAGGCGGTGGCCCACTCCAGCGTCATTTTCTGCTTTCCGGCCAGTATTTTGGAGACGACAGAGCGATCCCGGCCAAGCACGGCGGCGATCTGATCAGCGGTTTTTCCGACGAGTTTTTGCTGCTGTTTGAACCACTTGTCATCCATGGTGCGACAGATAAGCACCTCGGCCCGGTATTTAATGTGCCGAATTGGCAAAATATGCCTTGCGCGAAAGGAAATTTGCGATCTATATCCTGTATCATGTCACCTAACCTCACCCCAATGCAGGTATGCGAAGCGCTGATCGGAAAGCCCGAGCAGGTCGCGCGGGCGGCGGGTCAGCGGGGCAAGGCGGCCTATCACTGGCGGCATGCCAACTCGAACCGGCGGGCGGGCGACCTGCCGTCGGCCTGGGTAATGCGCCGGTTGCTGGCCTATTCGGCGGCGCGGCAGTTGGGGCTGGTGGCCGATCATCTGATCTGGGGCGCGCCCGAGGCCGAGGTGGCGCGCATTCTGGCCGAGCGTCAGGCGGTGGCGGCGTTCAGCAGTTGCCGGATGGAGGCAGCGGCATGAGGTTTCCAGGGGGTTCAGGCGTGTCTGCGGGTCTGTGGGTTCCCGCATCGACCCCATCCCCCCACCTGGCGGAGGTGCATGCTGGCATCTCCGCCTTTTCTATTCGGTTCCGTCCGGGGTTAGGCAACCCGGCGGCGGTCGCGTGGTTGCAAGCCCGCGCGGCCAAGGGTGCGGCAGGGGTGGCCTCCCTGGCCTCTTGCCGCACCCGCAGGATTTGGCGATGAGTGACCCGGCGGTGGTGGTGCGGATTGCGGTTTTCGCGGCGGCGATGCAGGCGCGCTGTGGCGAGCTGGAAGAATTCGCGGTTGATGACATGCGCTGCAAGGCCGAGGAGCTGCTGGCGCCGGGCGACGATCTGCGCTCGGCGGTGATCCTGTTTGCGACGCAATACCAGGCGCTGCACCGCGACGCCTATGCGCTGCGGCTGCTGGGCGAGAATTTGCAGGCGGCGCTGGACGTATCATTGCGGCCGGATGCGCCCGCCCGCCGGTTCCGGAGGGATATCGATGGCTGAGATCGCAGCCCCCGCCGCCACGCCGGCCACGATGCCGCGCGCCCATGCGGCGCTGGTGAATGTGCTGGCTTTCATGGCCTGCCAGGTCATCCGCGACGATCGCTGGCCGCTGATGATGGCCGATCTGCGCGACGTGCAGGCGGCGTGTCAGCCGGTGCCGGTGCCGCTGTTCCAGAAGCTGGAAGCGGCGGGATGGGCGGTGCTGGCGGCCGAGCCTGCGAGCCGGACCACGGCCGGTGCGGCGATCTGGGTGAAGGTGATGCTGGATGCCCGGGCCGTGCTGGCCGATTTTTTCTATTGGCGCGGGGCTGCGGCCGCCGAACCGTTTCGCAGGCTTGCAGAGGGAGACAGGGACGATGCTGGTGCTTGATGAACTTAATCGCGATGATCTGAACGCGCTGTGCGACAAATTGCAGACGATCAGCAGGGTCATGGAACTGCTGTCGGATGCCGGTTTTGCGCCCAAGGTCGATCTGACGCCGGGGCGGGCACCGGTGATCCACCTCAATGCCATCGTGCTGCCGGCGGAAGTGCCGCTGCCGCCTGGCCACCGGTGGCCGGATGCTGGGACCGAGGGATATGAGGACGAGCTTGCGCGGCTGACGGACTGGGCGCGAAAGCTCGGTCTGTGCGGCGCCGTAGCAACCGACCAGCCCGGGCAGACGCTTTCCGAAGCGGGGCTGGTCGATCAGGGCGACGGGGCTGAGGTGGCAGCCCCGGTTCCGTCGCCCGTTGTGGTCGAGCCGGAGCCGGAGCCGGTAGCGGTGGCGCAGGTCGCGGCGGTCGCCCCTGCCGATCAGCCCGCGCCGCAGGTGCCGAGGTACACCCGACAACAGCCCTGGACCGAGCAGGAGGATCGCCTGGCGATTACGGAATGTGTGCGGCTGATGGAGCGTGGCATATCGCGGAACCAAGCCGCAGTTCAGGTGGCCGAGATCGTCGGGCGACCGCTTGACGCGACGCGGTTTCGGTTGAGCCACAAGCTGGCGGCCGCGATCGCGGCGGGCGGCGCTGCGACCCCTGATCCAGCGCCTGAGGTGGCGGCCGTGGTGACGCCGCCGGATCATCAGCAAGAGCTCGCCCCGAATGCACCGGGCAAAAACTTCACCGCCGACCTCGATGCGCATCTGCTGGCGATCCGGCGTAATGGCGCGCCCTGGACTGCGGCGATGGATATCGACCTGATCGATCTGGCCTGCACGGGCTGGCAGTTTACCGAGATTTCGGCCGACCTCGGGGTTGATGTGGGCGCGGTCAAGTCGCGGTTCGATCTGCTGACCGGGCTGCACCGCGATGCCGATGACAAGTGGGCGCGGCGGTTCACCCGGTCGGCGGTGCAGGAGGGGCTGGCCCGGCTGTTCCCGACCCAAGCGGCAGCGGAATAGGGCGATGGCCGAGGTCCGCCAGACCTACAGCCTGGACGAGATCAAGGGGCGCTTGCTGGACCAGTTGCCCGCAGTGGTCGATCGCTATGCGCCGCCCGCGCAAGGCAGCTATCGCAAGGGCGGGCTGTATTTCACCCTCAATCCGGGCCGGGCTGACCGGTCGGTCGGCAGTTTCTGCATCCATCTGGCCGGGCCGATGGCGGGGCGGTGGTGCGACTTTGCCACCGGCGCAAAGGGCGATGTGATCGACCTGATCGCGCTGTCGCTGGGCCTCACGCTGGCGGATACGATCAGGGAGGCGCGGGCGTTTCTGGGGCTGGAGACCGAGAGCCCCGAGCTACGCCGGGCGCGCAATCTGGCGGCGCAGGCGGCGGCAAAGCGGCGGGTGGCCGAGGTGGCGGCGCAGGCGGAAAAGGCAGTGCGGCGGCGCAAGGCGGCGCGGGGGCTGTGGCTGTCGGCGCAAGAGCGGATCGCAGGCACGCCGGTGGCGCTGTATCTGGCGAACCGCGGCCTTGATCTGGCACCGCTGGGGCGGCAACCGCGGGCGATCCGCTATCACCCCGACTGTCTGTATCTCGACGAGGTGATCAACCCCGAGACCGGCGAGGTGACGCCGCGCCGGGTCAATCTGCCCGCGATGGTGACGGCGATCACCAACGCCAAGGGCGAGCACATCGCCACCCACCGCACCTATCTGGCCTATGGGCCGACCGGGCTGTGGGCCAAGGCGGCGCTGCGCGACGCCAAGAAGGTGCTGGGCGACTATCGCGGCGGCGCGGTGCGGCTGTGGTCGGGGGCCGGGCCGAAGGGCGGCAAGGGCTGCCCTTTGGCGACCTGCCCGCCCGGCACCAGGGTTTACATCGCCGAGGGAATTGAAACCGCCCTGTCGGCGGTGATGTTGCGGCCTGACCTGCGGGTGCTGGCGGCGGTATCGCTGAGCAACATGGCGCTGGTCGAGCTGCCCGCCAATGTGGCCGAGGTGGTGCTGATCGGTGACGCCGACGCGCATCCGCAGGCGCAGGCCGGGCTGGCGCAAGCGGTGGCGGCCCATGCCAAGGCGGGGCGGCTGGTGCGGCTCTGGCAATCGGACCGGCCCGGCGAGGATCTGAACGACCGGCTGCAGCGGCTGCTGCGCGACGAGCAGGAGGGGGCGGCGTGATGGACGATCCACGGATCAACAGGGCCTTTGAGCGTGCCACCAGCGCCGACGATTTCGCGTGCCGGTCAGGCATAGCTGACCTGCTATTTGCCTCCCACTTCACAGCCGATGATCTGGGTGATGTCATCGAAATACTTCGGGCCCGCGGCGAGTATCACGAAAGCGACCGGCTGCGCAAATTGCGGGCGCGGCTGCGTGATGCGTACGCGCCGCTAAATTCTCTGGGCCTCAATATCCCACCGGGGATCATGGCCGCTTACGCCAGGGAGGCCCGCTGATGGACTGGGCCTTGATCCTGATCATGACCATGGGCGGCCCGGTCAGCCAGACGCAGGTCGGCTATCTGGTGAGCGAGCAGACCTGCAAGGTGGCGGGGTACGGCATGGCGACGGTGTTGCAGGCCGCAAATCCTGGCCTGTGGGTGGCGTTTGCCTGCAAGAAGCGGGTGTCGGCATGAGCAACGGCTATGGCGATAAGTTGGTGACGCGGAGCGAGGACTTGCGGGCCTATGATGCCCTGCCGCCGCTGTTGCGCCGGGCGGTGGCCTATGCGGTGTCGCCCTGGTCAGCGTGGCATCTGCAGCACCACTATTGCACCATTGCGGCCAAGTCAGGCCGCGCGCAGGCCGCCCAGACGCTGATCCGCCACATGATCAGAGGCGACCGCGCCCAGACCCTGAAAGCCTACGGTCCGAGCCATCCCGAGGCCGCGCCTCGCGCAGACGTGGGGGCGCGTCATGACGCAGCCTGACACCCCGCCCCCAGGCCCGAGCACCGACCCGATTGACGATAGCTGGATGCCGGATGCGTTTCCCGCACCCGACCAGCCCGCGCCCAAGGCCAGGGGCAAGGTGACGTCGCTGCGCCCGCTGGAGGCGCTGGGGGCGCGGCTCAACAACCCGCCGGTCGTGGGTGGCCCGGATGCACCAGGTCGCGATCAGGCACCGCCCTATGCGCCGGGCGACCTCGATCCGCCCGAGGGCGCACCCGAGCCGGTGCCCGGCAAGGGGCGGTTATCGGCGCGGCCGCGCCCGTTTGGCGAGATCTGGCAGGGCTGCCCGGTCAAGGCGCTGGGGGTCAACGGCAAGGTGCAATACCTGCTGGATATCCACGGCCAGCTTCGGCCCGAGACCAAGATTGATCTGCAGACCATCAAGACGCTGTTTGGCAACCGCCAGCACTTGCTGCATCACCAATACCCGGCCTATGCCAAGGGGTCGCACACCCCGACGGCGGGCCGGTTTGACCAGGACAAGTGCAGCACCGACGTGATTGCCGCCTGTGCCGATTGCGGCATTTTCGATCCGCAGGGTGCGGTGCGCGGTGTTGGGGCCTGGGTCGATGATGACGGCCAGTTGATCTATCACCTGGGCGACCGGCTGCTGATTGCCGGGGCCGAGATCACGACGCAGGCGCACCAGGGCAAGATTTACCCGGCCTACAGCCCGATCCCGCACCCAATAATGACCGGCAAGGTCACCGACCCGGTGCCCGACATCATGGAGGCGCTGGAGACGTGGGCTTGGGAGCGGCCCGAGATCGACGCCATGCTGGCGCTTGGCATGCTGGGCTGCCAGATGCTGGGCGGGGCATTGGAATGGCGGCCGCAGTTCTGGGTGACGGGTGGCGCTGGGGCTGGCAAGTCCTTGCTGCATACCCTGATCAGCCTGTTGCACGGCGGCGACAAGGGCCAGATCAAGGCCGAAAACGCAACATCCGCGTCGATTGCCAACTTTTTGCGCATGTCCACCCTGCCGGTGATGCTGGACGAGCTTGAGGCCACCGACGAGGGCAGCCCCAAGGAAAAGGCGATTGTCGAGCTGATCCGCATCGCCTCATCCGGCGGGCGGCGGTTGCGGTCGGATGCGGCGCAGGGGGTTTCGGAGACCATCATCCGCAGCACCTTCATGGCGTCCTCGATCCTGATCCCCGGCGTCTTGCAGGCGCAGGATTTGCAGCGGATCATCGTCCTGAGCCTGCAGAAGGTCGGCGACGGGGCAGTGCCGCCAAACCTGCGCGCCGAGACCTGGCGCAAGCGTGGCGCGGCCCTGAAGCGGCTTTTGATCGATCGCTGGCCGACCTGGGCGCAGCGCCTCGAGATGTGGCGCGAGGCTTTTGCGGTGCATGGCATCAGTGGGCGCGACGCCGCCAACTGGGCCACCACCATTGCCATGGCCGACATGGCCGAGGCGGCGGAGCTGCCATCCGAGGACAAGCTGGCGGGCTGGACGGCCAAGCTGGCGCGGCACTTCAAGGCGTTGTCGAAAGAGGGTCAGAGCGACGATGACGAAGTGCTGACGCATCTCTTGAGCCAGCAATTCGATCCGTTCCGGCGCGGCGAGCGCTTTACCGTGGCGATCTGGCTGAAGGCCGCGGCGGGCCGCCCTGGGGCGGGCAACCGGCTGTTTGGCGAGGCATCGCTGGACCATCTCGATGACCAGGCGCGGCGGGCCAACGTCTCGCTGGCCAGCATCGGCTTGCGGGTGGTTGGCACACGCGAGGTGCCGGTGCTTTTTGTCGCCACACAGAAGGTGCAGGGACTGAAGGATGTGTTCATCGGGTCGAAATGGGCTGGCGGGGCGTGGTCGCAGTCGCTTTTGCGGGCGCCGGGAGCCAAACCATCGGCTGCATCGCGCTATCTGCAAGGGGTGCAGACGCGCGGCACGGATGTGCCCTTCAGCGCCATGCCGGGCCTGATGGCGCTGGATGGCGACGAGGTGCGCAGCGCCGCACCCAGCCCCCGGTTCGCCCCCGATGATCAGGGGGATTATACATGATACCCGCCACGAGCGCGTTTAAGGCACTGATCTGCAACGGCCATTCCGCCGCCCGTTCTTGCTTGCACCCACACCCGTTTGATCCGATAATGATTACGCGCGACGTCTTGGCAGATTTGGGTCAGGGGCAGAAAACACTGACTTTGGAAAAGTCAAGCCCCCTACGCCCCTACAAGGCCCCTACGTTGCAAAGTAGTGGAGTAAGCCCTTGGCTCGGCTGGATAATAAGAGCCCCCTACGCCCCTACAGAACTAAATACCCACCCTCACATGCGCCTGCGCGCACCTGTGCGCATGCTTGGGTATGCCCAGATGTGGCGTAGGGGTGTAGTAGTATATAACAACCTATTGAAAGATATAGACAAAAAGCCCCTACAAACCCACTATTTTGCCACTACGTTGCCCGGAAAATCTGTAGGGGCTGGCGTTGGCACCGGTCCTTGGTCGTGCAAGTTGTTGAAAACCTTCGAAAAAGGGGGGATTTGACGTGGCAAAGCCCGACAATCGGTATGATGAGCTTGCCGCCGAGGCTGCGGCGCGGGTCGAGAGGTCGCGCGCCGCCGGTCGGCAACTGCCGCTGCTGCCGGACGAGCCGGGCGAGGGCGCGGGCGGGCCGGGCACCGGGCGGCGCGGCAAGGCCAAGGCGGTCAACCGGCTGCGCGACTGGCTGGCACATCGCGGTTTCAAGATGCCTGAAGACGTGCTGGCCGAGATGGCGGGGCTGTCATCGCGCGATGATGCGGTGACCACCGCCCTGGCGACGATGGAGCGGATCGTGCTGGCGGCGGAAACCGGCGCGCCGGAGTATCGCAAGATGATGGATGGGCGCGTGGTGCGGGTCAGCGGGCCGAGCGCGGCACAGCGGGCGGCGCTGTTCATCCAGATTTACACCATCCAGTTGCGCGCGGCCGAGGCGCTGGCGCCCTACGGCCTGGCCAAGCTGACGCCGGACGTGGCGGTGACGTCAGCGGTAACGATCGTCATGCCGGGTGGCGCGGCACCTGCCGTGCCGGGTGCCGGTGCCCGCGATGTGACGCCGCAGGCGCGGCGGATCGCGCCGCCGCCGATGCCGGATGAAATACAGCGAAATCAAGGGCTTGCCGATGCGGTCAAAGAGCATTCGGACGCTGAAATTCGGACGGAAGGAATAAGGCGTTGAAAAGCCAAGAACAAAAACGCGGCAACCGTCAGATTGCCAATCTGACGCAGCAAGGCGGCCGCAGCGGGTTCGCACTGGTGTTGGCAGGCAACACCCCCCCCTTTTTGCCTTCCGGGCCAACGACGCGCGCGGCCTCCTCGACCCCCCGGGGGGGGCATCGCGGGCCAGTCTCACTCCCCCTCCGTGTGACCCCATTCGGGAATTCCGAAGGTCGGCGGGTTCGGGGATGACCGCGAAATGGAACCATCGCCATTGGGGTCAGGGGGGAATGCTTTCTGCCCCCGCCGACGCGATGCGGGGCGGGGCAGGGCCGGTTGCGGGTGGTCAGGAGCAAGCTGACGCGCTGGCCGCGATGGGTGCGGCCGAAGCTGTTGCGACCCTAGCTGCGGAAAATGCCGCCGACAAGATGCCGGATGTGGAAAGCTTTACTTTTCCCGGCCCGGTCTCGGCAGCCTTCTTTTGGGATGACAGCGACATCGCCGCTATTCAGGGGCCGGTTGGCAGTGGCAAGACCACCACCTTGCTGAAATCGCGGCTGCGCCGGGCGGTGATGATGCCGCGCTCGACCATCGACGGCTGGCGGCGCTACAAGCTCTTGGTGGTGCGCGAGACCTACCGGCAACTGTGGTCGACCACGATACCGAGCTATTTGGAAACCTTTCCCAAGGCGCTGGGGCAGTGGTCGGGCGGGCGCGGCGATCCGGTGCGCCACGCCATCGAATTCGATGACGGCCAGGGACCGATCGAGTTCATCACCGAGTTCATGGCCTTCGGCGATGACATCGTGGCTTCGATGCGCGGCATCCAGACCACCGACATGTGGTTGAACGAGGCCGACACCGTGCCGGTCGATGTGCTGACCACAGGCATCGGGCGGATCGACCGCTGGCCCGGGCTGGCGCATTTCGCCGGCTATGCGCCCGAGCAGCAGGGTTACGGCCAGATCGTCTGCGACTTCAATGCGCCCGACGAGGACAACTGGACCTTCAAGGTGTTCCATGACGCCGCCGAGCGCAGCCGCATGGCCGGGCTGATGAACCAGATCATGGCCGATCTTGCCAAGGAAAAGGGCCAGGCGCTGGCGCGGCAGATCGCCATCAGCTTTCACAACCAGCCGGGCTATGGTCAGCCGGGCTGCGAGAACCTGCAAAACCTGTCGCCGGGCTATTACCCGCGCCAGATTGCCACCAACAGCTTGGCGGGCCGGGGCGACATGAACGACCGGCTGGTGTTCAACAAGATCGTCTATCTGCGGGCGGGGGATCCGGTGTTCGGGCGCGAGTTCAACCGCCGCATCCATGTCGCCGAGGCCACCCTGGTGCCGATCGGCGGGGTGCCGCTGACCATCGGGCTGGATCAGGGTTTCAAGGGAGCGGCGGTGGTGCTGCAATTCGTCGAGCCGTTCCGCTGGCGGGCACTGGCCGAGCTGCACTTTCCGAACGAGCGGCTGATGGCAGCCGAGTTCGGGCGGCGGCTGGCTGACCTTCTGGAACGGCGCTGGCCCAACTGGCCGATCTTCGGTGGCTTTGCCGACATGGCGGGCGAACAGGGGGCCAGTCAGGCGGCGAATGAAAACGCCACCTGGAACAAGCTGGTCAGCCAGGCGGTGGGGTTTCGCATCCGACCCCAGAAGATCGGCACCAACCGCATTCAGCCGCGGCTTGAGGCGGTGCGCGCGGCGCTGGAGTTCATGCACGGCGGCCAGCCGGGGCTGGAGATCGATCCATCGTGCCGCTTCCTGATCCGGGGCTTTGAGGCACGCTATGTCTGGACCGACCAGATCGACGCCTCGGGCGACAAGCGCAAGGTGCCCGACAAGCGGCTGACCGAGGCCAACGTGATGGATGCGCTGCAATACGCGCTGCTGTCGCGCAGCCTGGCGGGCAGCGGCATCAACCAGATCAGTTTCCCGGCGGGCAAGGCTGCCCTGCTGGGCCTGAGCGGCGGTCCCGCGATGGGCCGACCGCAAGAGCCTGACGATCGGCTGATGACCGGCTTTGATGTTCTCAACCCCTATGGAGGAATTTGACATGACCGAGAAAACAACCCTACCGCAGGAATATACCGTGATGGAAAAGGCCGCGCTGGCGGACCGATCGACGGGTGCGGACACCAAGGCCAAGGCGAAAAAGCCGCTCGATGCGGCGGTGTTGCGCGGGCTGATCGCCCAGATCGAGGCGGGCAACAACAATCTGGGCCGCGACAGCCTGGTGCAGGCGCTGGCGGCACTGCCGCACGCAAAAATCGACACCTCGGGCAGTGCCGCGCTGGTGCGGCTGGCTGGGATCGAGACCACCAACACCGCCGGGCTGGCGCAGGCCCTGACCACCTGGTGCAGCAAGGCCCGTCGCGCCTGCCTGAGCGGCGAGGCGGTCTGAGCATGATCGAGGTGCGCCCCTATGACGATCTGGCGGCGATGGCGGTGCTGTCGCGGCTTGATCCCCATGATTTCATGGAGGCCGAACTGGTGCGGGGCGCGCTTTCCGGCCATCTGGCGCTGTTTGCCGAGTGGCGGGCGATGGAGGCGGTGCGGCTGGTCAGCTATGTCGCCATCACCTCGCCCCGGCGCGGTGCCAGGCCTTTCGCGGTGTTCGCGCTGGCCAATACCGGGCAGGCCGGTGTGGCGCAGGCCGCCCTGCTGGCGCGCGATCACCACGCCTTTCGCCGCCCGCTGGCCGAGCTGGCGCTGGCGATCCGCCAAGGTATGCCCGATTTCGCCGCAAGGCACGAAATTCACCGCATCGAGGCCCGTGCCTGGGCCGATCATCCGACGGCATCGGCCCTGCTGGTGTCGTTAGGGTTCAGCCCCGAATGCGACATGCCGGGCTTTGGCCTGACCGGGCGTATCACCTTCCGCCAGTTCGCCTGGACCTGCCCCACCATCACCCCCGCAACCGAAAGGACGTGAACATGTGCATCTTTCCCAAGACCCCGAAGATCCAGCCGCTGCAGGTTGCCGCATTCGACAATCAGGAGGCGCTGAAACAGGCCGACATCGAGGCCCGGTTGCGCCGGCGCCGCGCCGGGGCGGCGGCCAATGTGCTGACCGCGCCCACCGGCATTCCGGCCGGTTCGCGCACGCTGGGCGGGGTGGCGGCATGAGCCAGATGTCGATGATCGGCACCGAGCACCCGGCGGCCGGGGAGGCCGAGCGGCGCTGGGGAGAGATGAAATCCGGCCGCAGCCAGCACGAGGCGATGTGGGAAGACATCGCCCGGCTGTTCCGGCCCCAGCGTGGCGGCTTTTCCGGCAGCACGCCGGTGGGCGACCGAACCTTGGAAAAGCCGTTGTCGAGTGCGCCGATCATGGCGCAGTCGAATTTCGCAGCGGGGCTTTACGGCACCCTGACCAACCCGGCCAACCGCTGGTTCGGGTTTCGCACCAATGACAGCGATCTGAACGCCTGGCAGCCCGCGCGGCTGTGGATGGACGCGGTGACCGACCGGGTGCTGGCCAGTTTCATGCCGTCGGTCAGCCCGTTCTACACCAGCGCCACCCAGATTTTCTCGGACCTCGCGGCATTCGGCAATGCCGCGCAGTATGACGAGGTGGTGCTGGCCGAGCGCAAAATCCTCGACGTGACGATTTCGCTGTCGGAGGTGTGTTTCGACATCGATGGCTTCGGGCGGGTGAACGAGGTGGTGCGCAAGTTCGGATTGAGCCCCAGTTCCGCCTTGCGGATGTTCGGGGCAAAAGCGCTGCCCGCCAGGATCGACGATCTGGCGCAGAAGGGCGACCGCGGGCTGATCACCTTTTACCACCATGTGCTGCCGAATGACGGGTTTCAGCCGGGGCGGCTGGGGCCGCGCGGCAAGCGCTGGTTGTCGCGCTATTCCTGCGAGATCGAGCGCACCCTGGTGCGCGAAAATGGTTATGACGAAATGCCGTTCTATGCCGCGCGCTGGGAAGTGGATACCGGCGCGGTTTACGGCACCGGCCCCGGGTTCGTGGCGCTCGCCTCGGCGCGGATGCACAACCGGATGGAGGATGCCACGATGCGAGCGGCGCAGCGGGCAGCCGACCCGACGCTGCTGGCACCGGATCGGCAGGACTGGCCGCTGAACGGCAAAGCCCGACCGGGGGCGGTGGTCTATGGTGGGCTGAACACCCAAGGGCAGGCGATGCTGCGCCCGTTGGAAATGAACGGCGCGCTTGGCCTGACCTTGCAGGAAAAACAGCAGAAGATGGAGGAAATCCGCGATGCGTTCCATTTCACGCTGATGAACCTGGCCGGGCGCACCGGGATGACGGCGACCGAGGTCATGACGATCAACGAAGAGCGTCAACGGCTGTGGGCCCCGCACCAGGGCCGGGTGCAGGAAGAGTTTCTGGCCCCCAAGATCGCGCGCCGGTTCAGTCTATTGTGGCGGGCCGGGCAACTGCCGCCCCCGCCGCCGGAAATGCAGGGGGTGGCGCTGGATATCCAGTATCTCAGCGCTGCCGCCGCCGCGCAGCGCTCGGTCGAGGGTAATGCCGCGCTGCGGGTGTTGCAGGACATCGCACCGCTGTTGCAGATCAAGCCCCGGCTGGCCGACCGGATCGACGAGGACGGGTTGCTCGAGACGCTGGGCGATGCGCGGGGTGCCCCGGCGAAGATGTTCCGCTCGCGCGAGGCGGCGGATGCCATGGCACAGCAACGCGCCCAGGCGCAGCAGGCCCAGCAGATGATGGCGGCGGCGCAAGCCGGGGCCGGAATGATGAAGGATGTCGCCGGGGCGCAGGCCCAGATGGCGGCGGCGGGCCAAGGCGGTGGTGCATGATGGCAGTGGATCAGTTGCAGGAGATCGCCCAGGCGCGGGCCACCATGCTGATGCGGGGTTACGCGCCGCTGGTCTGCGACATCGGGCGGCAGTATCTGGCGGAGATGGTCAGGGGCCAGCAGGTGCTGACAATCCCGCAGGCGCTGGAGTTGTGGCAGGACGCGCTGGCGATGCGGTTCAACACGCGCGACGACATGGAAGGCTTTGCCGTGGTGCCCTTCGCTGTGCTTGCGGTCGCAGAGGAGGAGGGCAATGCGTGACCCGATGCAGGACATATTCGACGCTGCCGAAGCGGCGCAGGATGCGCTGCACCTGCAATCTGGCTGCGAAACCGCCCTTCGCGCCGCCATCGAGCCGTTGCTCGCAGGCGATGTCGAGCGGGAATGCATGGTCTGGGCGCTGGTCGAAAGCATCGTGCATTTCCGCCAGGACGCGACGGCCTGCGTGAAACAGATGCAGGCCGCAAGCATGGGGGGGGCCGCATGATCTGGGACCGGGTAACAATTCTGCGGGCGATATTCCCGAGCCGCGCTACGGCGGGAGAGGTGGCCCGGCGCTGGCGTGCCGCCGCCACCCGCGAGCGCGAGCTTGCCGCCGACGTGATCCGCATGGGCGGGCTGCTGACCTTGCAGCCGATCGAGAACGGCGCGCCCGACCTCAGCAATCCGCAGCGGCTAGCCTACGAGGCCGGCCGCCGCGATCTGGCCCTGCAACTGCTGGCCATGATGAACCTGAGCCTTGACGAGATGAACACCCTGATGGAGGACAATGATGTTTAAGACCCTGCTTTTCCCGGCCCTGCCGGTGGCGACCCGGCTGTTTGCAACTGAAGGCGGTGCTGCCGGTGCTGCGGCGGCGGCCGAAGGTGCTGCCGCAGATACCGGAGCAGCGGCAGCCGCCAGTGGTGACGCCGCTGCGGCGTCTGCGGCCAAGTGGTTCGAGGCGGCGGACTACTCGGCGGAAGATCGGGCGTGGCTGGCGGCGCGCGGCTTGGCCGAGGATGACCCGCTGAAGGTGCTGCCGAAGACGATCCATGGTCACCGCGCCGCCGAGCAGCGCATCGGCAAGGGACTGGATACCATCATGGACCGCCCGGCCAAGGATCAGAACCTGGCGGACTGGATGCGCAGCAATGGCGCCATTCTTGGCCTGCCCGACAAGGAAGAAGGCTACACCGCCGCCCCGCCCGAGGATTGGCCGAAGGATGCCGCCTGGGATACCGAGTTGGAGGCCAAGGCCCGCAAGGTGGCGTTCGAGGCGGGCGTGCCGCCCGACGTGCACAAGGCCTATGTCGGGCTGTTTGCCGAGAAGATCAAGCAAATGGATGCCGCTGCCAAGGAAGGCATGGTCAAGGCGCAGGGCGACATGATGGCCGAGTTGCAGCGCGACTTCGGGGCGCAGACCGGCGCCAGGATCACTGCGGCAAAGCAGGCGGCGCAACTGCTGGCCGAGAAGGCGGGCATGTCAACCGACCAGTTGAGCGGCATCAGCCAGGTGCTGGCCGCAAAGACCGGCGATGCCGGGGTAATCCGGTTGTTCGCGGCCATGGCCGACATGATGGGCGAGGATACGGCGGTGGGCATCGGCAAGGGCGGGCCGCTGACCATGACGCCCGCCGAGGCACGGGCCGAGCTCGCCCGGTTGAACGCGCCGGAGGGGGAGTATGCCAAGGCCTTTTCCGCCCAGGATGCAAGGGCGATGGCCGCGTTGAAACCGCGCATCGAACAGCTTTCGAAGATCGCAGCGGGCACCTCCTGAGGCACTGCACATATTCGGCATTCTGTAAAGCCCCGGTGCCGCGCGCACCGGGGTTTTTTATGGTCGGATACCACTTGAAGTTTGTTGCGATCTGTGCTTCACCAGATATTGACGGGCACCCCGGTATTTTCGGGTCCAGATGACAGCAGCAAAGACTGCCGCCCCAGATCAGCGGATGATCAGGACGGGTCCGCATCGATCGGGCACCCCTTCCGAAAGCTCACACATCGTCGTCAGTTTTCAAGAAGGAGGGGAAGATGCCCCGTGCAATGAACGTCGAGGCACATCACCGGCTGATGTATGCCAATTCCGTGACCATGGTGGCCCAGCAGAAGCTGGACCGTCTGAAAGATGCCGTGACCGTGATTTCGGCCAATGGCGAGGCGCAATCGACCACCGATCTGTTCGATGCGGGCGAATACCAGTATGGCGAGGCGCGCAGCCGCACCAACCCGCAGAACCCGATCACCGGCACCCGGCGCTGGCTGATCCAGCCGCCGGTGATCGAAAGCGGCGATCACATCGACAAGGAAGACAAGTTCGCCACGGCGACCGATCCGACCTCGACCTACGTCACCATCCACACCAACCGGGTGCGGCGCGGGGTGCATGACCGCACCCTGGGGATCCGCAAGGATGCGGTGAGCGGACTTTACCTGGTGGCCGATGGCGGCATCATGGGCTACGCCAACGAAGGCAAGCGGGCACAGACCCAGACCACCCTGCCAGCCGGGCAGTATGTGCCGGTCGGCACGACCGGCCTGACGCTGGACAAGCTGCGCGACGCCAAGCTGACGCTGCAGAAGGCCGAGTTCGGCATGGAAGATGATGACCCGCTGTTCTGCATCATCACGCCGCAGCAGAACGACGATCTGCTGGCAATTGCCGTGGCATCGGGGGTGAACCTGAACACCTTCAATATCCAGCAGTTGCAGTCCGGCAAACCCACCACCTTGCTGGGTGTCAACTGGATCATGACCAACCGCCTGCCGGTGTCAGCGACTGCCAACACGGTGCGGCTGTGCCCGATCTTTTCCAAGGCCAACATCATCCGTGGTGTCTGGCAGGACATCACCGGCGACATGTGGAACGACACCAGTGCCAAGAACCTGCCCTATGCCTACGTCTCGGCCTATGTCGATTGCGTGCGCAACCAGGACAAGGGCGTGATCGTGATCGAATGTCAGGAATGAGCTGACGGGCCGGGGGTCAGCCCCGGCCCGCCGTTCCCGTTTTCATCCATCGAGGAGGCCATGCTATGGCAGTCGTCAAAGGCAAGTCCGACCTGTTCCCGGACACCCCGCTTTCCAGCACCGCGCCCGATCCGGCGAAGGCGCGCGGGCGCACCCGCAGCGCGACGTTCACCGTCACCAACCTTGCGACCGACAGTTCGGGCAGCAGCTATCATCTGGCCGATGTTCCCGCCGATGCGTTGTGGGATGAGGGCACCATCTTCAAGGTCAATGGCTGGGGTTTTGCCACGATCAGCATCGGCACCGCGACCGACGTGGACGCGCTTTACACCGGCCTGATCTCGGTGGGCACCTATCTGTCGCCGGTGGTGGTCGGCGATGCCCGGCACGGCCTGCCGATCTGGCAGGCGCTTGGTCTGGCGGCAATGCCCGATGGCGCCATGGTCGGCATCTATGCCCATGCCGTGGCCGGTGCCACCGGGGCGGGCACGCTGACCGGCAAGATCGTCTACCGCCACCACTGAGGGATGGCCGGTTGAACCCCGCCGGGGCCGCATCAGGCCCCGGCCCTGCCACAAGGACCGATCATGCCGACGCCGATTGCCGCCAGCACCATTGTCGCCCAGGCGTTCCGGTTCATGGAAGCCAGCCCGATTTCCAGTTTCGACGATGACAGCGAGCAGGCGCAGGCGGCGCGCGAACAGTATCCGGCCGCGATGGCGCAGTGTCTGGAAGAGGCCGACTGGTCCTTTGCCTCGACCTGGGCCGATCTGCCGGCCGCCGCGCTGCCAGCCGGGGCGGCGGCAAACCCGGATATGCCGTATGTCTTCATGCTGCCCGGCGATTGCGTGACGGTGCAGGAGGTCGGCGACGGCGATACCCGCTGGTCGCGCGATGCGATCGGCCTGCGGGCCGACGATCCCGGCCCGCTGTCGATCCGCTATACCGCCATGGTGGTGAACGAGGCCCTGCTGCCTGCGACGTTTCAGGTGGCGGTGGCGCTGCATCTGGCCGTGTTGCTGGGGCCGCGCTGGCTGACCAGCCACTCCAAGATGGAAAGCCTTAAAGCCGCAGCCGAAGTGGCGCTGAAAAAAGCCATGCGCCATGACGCCCGCAACGCCAGCCAGGCGCGCTATGACGGGCAGGAAGATCAGGGCGACTGGGTGGCGGAGGCGTTGCGGTGACACGCACCAGCCCGCCGCAAGTGGCCTTTTCCAGCGGCGAGCTGGACCCGCTGCTGCACCGCCGCTTTGATTATCAGCGCTTCCAGACCGGCATGGCCACCTGCCGGGGCTTTCTACCACTGGCCCAGGGCGGTTTCACCCGCGCCCCCGGCACGTTCTACCGCGGCACCACCAAGGGCAACCGGCCGGGCATTCTGGTGCCGTTCCAGTTTGCCGCCAACGATGCCCTGACCCTTGAATTCACCGCCAACTGCATGCGCGTCTGGCGCTATGGGGCGCTGGTGATGGCTGGCGCCAGCCCTTACGAACTGGTGACGCCGTTCAATGACGCGGCGATCGCCGCCTTGCGCTGGGTTCAGTCGGCCGATGTGATCTATCTGTGCGACGGCATCCATCCGGTGCAGCGGCTGGCCCGCCTTGCCCTGGATAACTGGACCATCGCGGCGCAGGTCTATTCGACCGGCCCGTTCCGGGTGCAGAACCTGACCGAAAGCCATACGGTGCAGGCCAGCGCCATGACGGGCAGCATCACGCTGACCGCAAGTTCGGCGTTGTTTGCCGCCGATCATGCCGGCAGCCTGCTGCATCTGGTGCCAAGCAACAACACTACCATTCCGCTGTTCACCAGCAACGAGGCAGCGACGGTCGGGAGCAAGCGCCGAAACGGCAACAACGTCTATGAGCTGACCATGCGCACCGGTGCCAATGTCGGGCAGAACGCGCCGATCCATGAAGAAGGCGAGGCGCTGACCGACAACAACACCAAGTGGAAATTCGTGTCGGACAACGCGGGCGTGGCGCGGATCACCGCGATCACCAGCCCGACGCTGGCCAGTGCGACCGTGCTGAAGACCGTGCCACAGGCCTGCGTGGACGATCCGACCTATCGCTGGTCCGAGGGTGCGTGGTCTGATCGGTATGGCTATCCGGCGGCGATCGAGATGTTCGACCAGCGGTTGGTGTTTGCCGCCACACCGGCCGAGCCGCGCAGTCTGTGGTTTTCGGCGGTCGGCGATTTTGCCGACTTCACCCCCGGCGTCGAGGCGGACAGCGCGTTTGGTTATACCATCGCCGGCGATGGCAGCATCAACCGGGTGATCAACCTCAAACGCGGGGCCACCGGCCTGCATATTCTGGCCCTGGGCGAAGAGTATTCCACCCGCTCGGAAAGCCGCACCCAGGTGATCGGCCCGACCACGGCCGTATTCGGCACCAATGGCACCGTGGGATCAAGCCCGGCCCGCCCGATCGCCCCGAAGGGTAACCCGATGTTCATCAGCCGCGACAAGCGCCGCGTGATGATGGTGGTCTATTCGTTCCAGGAAGATGCCAACCAGGTGGTTGCCCTGTCGCGGATCGCCCAGCATCTGGGCGCCGCCGGTTTCGAGCAGATCGTGTGGCAAGGCTCGCCCGAGCCGATCGCCTGGCTGCGCCAGGGCGACGGCAATCTGGTGGCGATGATCCACGATCCCGGCGAGGATGTGCTGGGCTGGGCTGTCGTGCCGATTGCAGGCGGGATCGCGGAAAGTCTGGCGGTGACGCCGGATGCCACGGGCGCCAACGATACCGTCACCGCCATCGTGCAGCGCCAGATCGATGGCACCACGGTGCGCTGCGTCGAAGACCTGGCACCGGTGTTCGGCATCCTGACCGGGGCCGAGCCGATTGCCACCGCCTGCCATTTCTACTGCGCCATGGCCTTCGAGCCCGCGACCCCGACTGCCACATTTGTGGTGGCGCATCTGGTGGGCCGCGAAGTCTTTGCCTGGACCGATGCCGGAGAGTTCGGGCCGATCACGGTGCCCGCCGGCGGTTCTGTCGATCTGGGCGCGGCAGTGGGGCGCGCAGTGATCGGACTGTTCGACGCCACGCACCAGGCCGAGACGCTGGACATTCAGGCGGCGGCGCCGGACGGCAACAGCATGGGCCGCCAGAAGCGGCTTTACAGCGGGTTCGGCGTCGGTCTGCACCGCTCGGCGCAGGGCAAGATTTCGGTGGTGGAGCGCGATTTTGCCACCCCGGCCCGTGAAGGCCAGCAAACCAATCTGGTGCCGCGCGCGGTGGCGATGGATCTGACGCAGGCTTTCAGCGGCCTGGTGCGGATCGACGCCCCGAGCGGCCATGCCAAGGAACTGTCGATCCGCATCCGGCCCTACAGCGGTGCGCCGCTGACCATCACGGCAATCATTCCGACGGTGCAGGAGGCGGGCCGGTAATGTGCATTCTAGGCATCATCGGAGCTTTGGGCATGGGCGGCGCCGCAACGGCCACCGGTGCTGTGGCGGCCGCCAGCACCTTGCAGACCATCGGCACGTTGGTCAGCATTGGCGGCGCGCTGGTGCAGGGCGCGGCCGGCATGCGGGCCGCCAACCAGCAGGTCGCGGCCATCGCGGAGCAAAAGCGCACCGAGGCGCAACTGACCGCGGTGCAGGACCAGCGCCAGCGTGCCAAATTTGCCTCGGCCATTGCCACCCAGCGGGCCGAGCTGGCGGCGCGAGGCGTGCAACTGGACAGCGTGACGGCAATCGCCCTGGGCCAGACCGCGGCGCAGGAAATGAGTTTCGAAAGTCAGGCCACCCGTTCCGGCGGTGCAGCCCGCCAGCGCGAACTGACGGCCGAGCAGCGCATGGCCAAGGCTCAGGGCCTGTCGTCGATGCTGAAGGGCACATTCAGGGCGGCCTCCAGCCTGCTGACCGCCGCCCCTGATCTTTGGCCCGGCCTGCTGACCGCCGCCCCTGATCTTCGGCCCGGCCTGCTGACCGCCGCCCCTGATCTTCGGCCCGGCCTGCTGTCGGGCAACAGCAGGGCCAGAGAATGAGCCTGACCGTTCCCACCGCAGGGGTGATTGCCGGCCGCTCGGCCACGGTGCGGATTGCCACGCCCGATACTGGCGCGATCCTGAGCGATTTCGGGGCCAAGATGGTCGAGGTCGGCACCAAGTGGAAAGCCGAGCGGCTGCAACTGCAAGGCCAGCAGGCCCAGCTTGCCATCACCCGCGATCTGGGGCAGGCGCGCCAGGAGGTCGAGCAGATCGCCGACCCGGCTGCGATCGGCCCGGCCTGGGATGCCAAGGTGGCGGAAATCACCGATCGCTACATTACCCACGATGAAAGCGGCAAGCTGACGATTGACCCGAAGCTGGCCGAGCAGTTGGGTCTGACCCTTACCGGGCTGTCCGACCAGCACGGTCTGGCGCTGGGCAACCGGGTGATCGAATTGACCCGCTCGCAGCAGGAGGCGACCTGGATCGAGGCGCGCGACCAGATCACCACCGCAGCCGTGACAGCAGACCCCGAGACCTTTGGGGCTTTGCTGGCACAAGGCGAGGCCTGGATCGATGCCCGCGCCGCCAGTGGCCGGATCGATCCCGCCGCTGCGGCGACCGAAAAGCAGACCCTGCGCCGCGAGGTATTGCAGGGCCGGGCCGAGGCGGCAATCCAGAACGATCCGCAGGGCTTTCTGACCGCCGCCGACGCTGGCCAGTTCGATGCCATGGGCGGCGATCTGCTGGGTAGCAACCGTCTGGCCGCCGAGCGCGAGCTCGCGCGGCGTGCCACCGAGGCCGAAAAAGCGGCCAAGATGACGGCCAAGGCGCGGTCGGATGCCATCGACATCCGCCTGACGGAAATGACGAAGATCATCCGAACGGGCGCGCGTGCCACAGACGAGGCATTTCTGTCGGACCCGGAAGTGATGGCGAGCGAAAAATACGGTGCGGCCAAGGCAGCACTTGATCTGCGCAACGAGATACCCGGCATCCGGCAACTGACCGTGGCCGAGCTGGATGGGGCGATTGCCGCCGAGCAAGCCAGCCCGGTGGCCCACGACTATCAGACCGAGAGGCTGGCGGTGTTGCGCCAATGGCGCGACGAGGCGGCGGTGGGCTGGGCCACCGATGCCCCGGCGATAGCCGAGAAGGCGGGCCTGCCGGTGCCGAAACTGCCCGACTTCAATCCCGCCGACCCGCAGACCTATGCCGCCGGGATTTTCAGCCGTCTGAGTTTCGAAAAATGGGTGCAGGCGCAGGGCTATACCACCGCCCCGGCGGCGCTGTCGCCAAGCGACAAGGCCAAGCTGAAACCCGTGCTGGACCCCAAGGCCGACTTCGGGCCGAAACTGGCGCTGGCCGAAGCGCTTGCCGCCGGAACCCAAGGCGACCCGCGCGCGCTGGCAGGCCAGATCGGCGCGTCGCCAGCGTTCGTGCATGCGGCCGGTATCATGGCGACCACCGGCAACAGCACCCTGGCCCAGTCAATTCTGCGCGGCGAGCAGAAGGACGCGCTGGGCACCGTGGCGCTGCCCAGCACAGACGCCATGAACCTGACGTTCGACGAGGTCACCGGCGGGATTTTTGCCGACGACCCCACCCTCAGGGCGCAATACGGCGCTGCGGCGCGCGCACGTTATGCCGATCTGGCCGCCGGGGTGGATCCGAGCCAAAAAGGCGCAGGCATCACGGTCTTGGGCGTCGGCTGGCGCGACGACCCGGCCGCGGTTCAGCTTTACACCGACGCGGTGCAGCAAGTACTGGGGGCCACCCCGACGACGAAAGGCGCGCTGACCATCGGCGGGGTGCAGGAAATCAACGGCGCGATGGTCGCCCTGCCGCCGGGGGTGGCGGCGGCGGAGGTTGACGCTGCGCTTGATGTGATCGGCAGCAAGCACCTGCAAGGCCAGCGCTGGACCCCCGAAGATGGGGGCGGCTGGACCAGTGCCGCGACGGCCACCCCGCCCGATCCGCTGCGCGCCTTGAAAGGCGCCAGCATCACGGGCGCAGCCCCGGCCTTTGGCCCCGATCCGCGCGCATGGTTTGACATGGTGCATCTGCGTCGGGTGGGCGAGAGCGACATCTACGAGATGCAGGTCACAGTGGATGGCCGCACCTACACGATACCGCAGGCTGATGATCCGAATGGCACCGCCTATCGGTTTGTGCTGTCCGACCTGATCCGGGAGACACGCCCGTGACCGTGGACGAAGAACTGGCCCTGATCCATGCCAACCAGGCCCCGGCGGCGCTGGGGCTGGGCGTGCCGCGTGGGGCCGGGCAGCCTGCGTCGGCTGCGGCTGCGGCTGCGGCTGCGTCCCAGCCCGCAGCACCTGCCCCTGCCGCCGTGCAGCCTGCGTCGGCTGCGGCTGCGTCCCAGCCCGCAGCACTTGCCCCCGCCGCCGTGCAGCCTGCGCCCCAGCCTGCGGCGGCAGGGGCAGGTGCTGCGGCGGGGGCAAGTGCCACCGTGGCGAAACCGCTCACCCGCCCCATCCCGTCTGGCCTGCCGCCGCCGGAGACCGGGTTGCCGCCGCTGCCTGCGACCGACGCCAGCACCTGGGACGTGATGGCCGCAGGCTGGCAGGCCGAGACCATCCGCACCGACGCCTGGAGCTATTCGCAAAAGCAGCGCCAGGCGCTGACCGACGATCTGTTTGCCCGGTTGCCAAAGGACGCCAGGCAGCGGGTGATGGACCGGCGCTGGGATCATGACAACAACGGGATCGCCTTCGAGGACATGGTGCTGGCCGAAGTGGCAAAGGCGGCGGCGGCCGATCCGCAGGCGTGGGGCGACCAACCGCTGTCGCGCGCGGCGTTCGACGCCCAACTGCTGGCGCAGCGCAAGAGCGACATGGCGGAAGCGCAGGGGGTGCTGGACCAGCCCGGCGGTGCCGTGGCCGAATTCGTCGGCAGCTCGGCCCGCGCCATGACTGACGCGACCAGCCTGATGCTGATGCCGCTGGGGGTGGGCGGCGGCGCAGTGCGCACGATCCTGACGGAAACGGTTCTTGGCGGGATTGGCGGTGCTGCGACCTTGCCGCGCGAGTTTCAGGTGGCCGACGAGCTGGGGCTGCCCACGCCTGACGTGGTGTCGCGCATCGCCTTGTCGGCGGCACTGGGCGGCGGGCTGTCGGCGGGCATTCTGGGCATCATCAAGGGCTTCGGCCTGGTGTCGGCGCGCCGCGCCGCGATCCGCGCCGCCACGCCGGGCGGCGGTGACGATCTGGCCAGCGAGATCGCGATCGACAAGGCCGAGGCCAGGATGCAGGACCAGCAGACGGTGCCCGAGCGCATCGCCCGCGCCGAAGCCAATGCCAAGCCCGAGGCCGGCACGCTGAGCGCGGTGCTGGCCGATGGCAATGGTGCCGGAGCACTGCCGCCGATTGCGCCCGATGCCCCGGAAAACTGGCGGGCGATCCGCGGCGGCATTTTCCAGGGCGAAAGCGGCGGCGACTACAACGCGCTGTTCGGATTTTCCAACCGGGCGGGTGGCCCGTTTCAGGATGTGAAGCTGACCGAGCTGACGGTTGATGATGCGCTGGCGTTTGCCGACCCATCGGGGGCCTACGGGCAATGGGTAAAAGGCAAGATCGGTCGCGTTGCTACCCCGATGGGGGCCTATCAGATTGTCGGTGCCACGCTGCGCGCGGCCAAACGTGGCCTTGGTCTGCGCGGCAGCGAGCTGATGACGCCGGACCTGCAGGAGCGCCTGGGTGTGTGGATTTACCGCACCCAGGGAACTGGGGCCTGGACGGGATATGTCGGGCCACGTCCGAATTTCGTCCCCGGTGCCAATGCCGCCCGCTGGACTGACCCATCATCGGGTGGCCCCGCCTATTCCGGCACCAGCCGCGGCTACACTGGCCGCGACCAGGTGGCGGTCGGTGACAGCATGCGCATCGATGTGGCCTATGAGGTGGTGGATGCCAGCAGTCTGGTGCGGGCCTTTGGCGACCTGCAGCCGCGCGACCGCAGCCGGATCGCCTCGGACGCCCAGATCGCCGATATTGCGGCGCGGCTGGACCCGGCGAAGCTGATGCCCGCGCCCGATGCGGCCAATGGCGCGCCGATTGTCGGGCCGGACAACATCATTGAAAGCGGCAACGGTCGGGTCGCCGCGATCGGTCGCGCCTTTGATCTGAACCCCGACCGCGCCGCTGCCTACCGCGCCGAGATCGAGGCTAACGGATTTGCCATACCGGAGGGCGTGACGCGCCCGGTGCTGATCGCCCGGCGCAAGACCGAGCTGAGCCATGACGAGCGGGTGCGGCTTGTCAATGACGCGCAGGACAGTGGCGTGGCAGTGCTGACGCCGACGGAAATGGCCAGAACCGCCGCCCGCGCCATGACAGCGCCGGTACTGGGCCGTCTTGACCCGGCGCTGCCCCTTGGGGTCGAGGCCAATGCCGCCTTCATACGGGCCGCTTTGGCGGGTCTGCCGCGATCTGCCCGCAATGCGATGTTCGACGCGGGCGGCCTGTTGAACAAGTCCGGCGAGCGCCAGTTGCGCGAGGCGTTGTTTGCCCGCGCCTGGAGCGACCCCGACATCATCGAGATGTTTGCCGAGACCGACGCCGGCGAGTTGCGCTCGCTGATGGATGCGCTGGGGCGGTCGGCGCCGAACTGGGCGGCGCTGAAGGCCGACATCGAGGCCGGGCTGGTGCGCCCCGAAATGGACATTTCCGGCCATGTGCTGGATGCCATGAGGATGATCGCCACCGCCCGGACGCTGGCCGGGCGCGAGGGCATGAGCATCGGCAAGGCGCTGGCCGAGCTGCTGGATGATGTCGATCTTTATGCCGGGGCGGTTTCGCCGCTGACCACGGCGCTGATCCGGAAATTCTGGCGCAACGGCCGCGCGGCCAGTGCCGACGATGTGACCGCGTTTCTGACCCGCTATGCCGACGATGCCCGCAAGGCCGGGGCTGCGGGCGGGCTGTTCGATGGCCCCGGCCCGCGCGACGTGCTGCGCGCGATCGACCCCGAGACCTTCGGCGATCTGCCGGAAAACCTTGGCGCGGTGCGCGGCTTTGCGCAAAAGCCCGCGCCCCCGGTCGCGGCCCCGGCCAGGGGCTATGACGCCGGTGCCGCCAGCCCCGAGGCCGAGGCCGCCGATGCGGCGCTGCGCGATGCGCTGGAACAGCCAGCCAGTGAAAAACAACGCGCCGATCTGGCCGCCGGGCAGGCGGTTGACCCGGAACGCGCGGCGGCGCTGGCCGAGATCGCCGCCGCCCGCGCCGATCTGGGCGACGAGATGCTGGCGATCAAATTCACCGGCGAAGACGGCACCCCCACCAGCCTGCGCGAGATACTGGACGACGTGAGCGATGACGCCAATGCCACCGCCGCCTTGCGCGGCTGCGGCATCATTCCAAAAGGCACCCCATGACCACCATGCACGACTGCATCCAGACCGCGATCGACAACGGCGAGATCGACAAGGTGCGCGGGCGCGCCGCCCAAACTGAGTATGCCCGCCTGAAAGCGCGCTATCTGGCGCTGGACATGACGGAAGGGCAGGCTTCGATCCGGGCCACCGCCGATCTGAAAGAAGCGGCCCAGGCCAGCCAGCGCGAGCGCTATCACAAGGTGCTGCATCAGTTGCAGACGATGCGCAAGATCAAGCATTTCATCGACACCACCCCCGATCCGTCGCGGGTGCTGACCGGCCTGATGCGCCAGGCCGAGGGCCACGGCTTCAAGGGCAACAACGTCGAGAAGATGATCGAAGCCTGGGAAGACCGCACCCGGATGAAGATGCAGGAGGTGCTTGACGAGGTCGGGCTGAACATGGTCGGCAGCAGCCGCGACACCGCCCGGATGGACAACATCATCCGCGAGCGCCACGGCGAGGCGACCGGCGACGTGGTGGCCAAGAAACTGGCCAAGGTGCTGGAAGACGCCGAAGACATGCTGATCCGCGCCCTGAACGAGCGCGGCGCAAACATCACGATCCTGAAAAACCGTGGCATGGGGCAAAGCCATGACGGCGGGCGGATGCGCGCCGCCGGGTTCGAGAAATGGGCAGCCTTCACGGAAACCCGGCTGGCCTGGGACAAGATCGACGATCTGGCCACCGGCCAGCCGTTTGCCGCCGCCCCCGGCCAGGTGCCGCCGCGCGCCGTGACCCAGCGCTTTTTGCAGGATGTTTACGATGGCCGGATCAGCGGCGGCTGGAACAGCCGCGACCCGAGCATGGTGACCGGCGGCAAGGCGCTGTTCAACCGCCGCGCCGAACACCGGCTGCTGCATTTCAAGAACGGCACGACGCAGTTGGAATACAACCGCGAGTTCGGCACCGCCGACCCGTTTTCCTCGATGATCCACAGCCTGATGGGCATGGCGCGCGATGTCGCGCTGATGGATGTGCTGGGGCCAAACCCGGCGGCGATGCTGGAATTTGCGCATCAAGCCGCCCTGGCGCGCGCCGCCGAGCTGGGCAGCGACCCCCGCCTGATGGCGCGGGTGGACCGCGAGGCGGCGCGCGCCAAGGCGATGCTGCACGAGGCCAATGGATCGGCCAGCATCACCGAGTGGCAGGCCACGGCCCGCTTCATGTCCGGCACCCGGGCGGTGCTTTCTTCGGCGCAACTCGGGAGCGCGGTGATTTCCTCGGTCACCGATCTGGCCACGATGACGGTGGCGGCGCAGACCGTGGGGATGAATGCGCGCAATGTGCTGTCGCGCTCGATCGAGCTGACCGCCAAACACTCGACCCGCGCGACCGCAAACCGGATGGGCTTTACCGCCGAAACCTTGGCCGACGCCGGGGCCGGTTCGGCGCGCTTCATGGGCAAGATGTTCGGCAGCGGGATTGCCGAACGGCTGAGCGGGATCACCATGAAGGCCTCGGGGTTGGCGTTCGTGACCGACATGCGCAAGATCGCCTTCCAGATGGAGTTTTCGGGCTATCTGGCCGAGAACGCCGGGCGCGATTTCGCACAGATAGACCACAGCCTGCGGCGGATATTCGAGGCGCGCGGCATCAGCGCCAGGGACTGGGATTTTCTGCGCGCCAGCGAAGGCCGGTTTGTTGCCGACAACGGGGCCGATTTCATCGCGCCGTTCCACTGGCTGGAAGCGCAGAAAGCGATGCCGCGGCGCGAGGCCGAAGATCTGGCGATGCGGATGCAGATGATCATCCGCGAGCAGTTGGAATTCGCGGTGCCGACCGCCAGCCTGGAAGCCCGCGCCGGGCTGCTGTTTGGCACCAAGGCGGGCACGATCGGCGGCGAAGTCGCACGCTCGGGGCTGATGTACAAAAGCTTTCCGCTGTCGCTGATGCTGGGGCAATACCGGCGCTTCCTGAACATCGAAGGCGGCTGGAACAAGGCCAGGTATCTGGCGAAAATTGCGGTGCTGCTGGAACTGACCGGGGCGCTGGCGATCCAGTTGAAAGAGATCGCCAAGGGCAACGATCCGCGCCCGATGAACACCCTCAAATTCTGGCTTGCCGCCGCGCTGCAAGGCGGGGGCCTCGGGATCTTCGGTGATTTCTTCGCCGCCGAAGCCAGCCGCGCCGGGGGCGGCATTGCCGAGACGTTAGCCGGGCCGGTGGTGGGGCTGATCAGCGATATCGGAGGTCCGATCGTCCGCAACACCACGGCCCCGGTGAATGGCGAAAACACCCACTGGGGCCGCGATGCCACGAACCTGGTGCGCGGCACCACCCCGGTGGCGTCGAGCCTGTGGTATGGCCGCGCCGCCTTTTCCCGGCTGGTGGCCGACGGGCTGCAAACCTTTCTCGACCCGCAGGCCAAAATCCAGATGCGGCGGCAATTGCGCCAGATGCAGAAGGATTACGGCACCCAGAACTTTGTGCCGCGTCTGGGCATGGGCCAGAAGTTGCGCGCGCCCAACCTGATGAATGCCTTTGGAGACGGGAAATGACAGTCGAGCTGAGCACGCCCACCCAACGCTACACTGTCGCCGGCACCGGCCCCTACGCGCTGCCCTGGCCCTATGCCAGCGATGGCGTGGCCGCGGTCATCGAAACAACGGGCGGCGTGCGCATCGGGCTGGTGGTGACAGACAATTTCTCTGTATCCCCGGCGTCATCGACCACGGTCGGCGATCTGTTTCTGACCCCGGCCGCCGCCGCGCTGCATGCCGGTGCGGTGATCGTGATCGAGCGGAGCACCATCGCCGAACAGGGCTGGCAGGGGTTGATGGGCGCGCGCGAGCGCGGGCTGGAAGCACAGCTTGACCGCACCGTGATGACCGTGCAGGAACTGTCGGCCCGGCAACAGGGCACCTTGCGCGTGGCCGGCACGCTGAACCCCTTTGTCTGGGACGAGGGCACCGTGCCGATCCTGATCGACGGCCAGCCGGCATCAGGCCCGACGGCTGCGGACATCACGCAGGCGCAAGATTATGCCGAGCGGGCCGAGGCGGCGGCGGCCAGCATCACCGGGCTGTCCTATGGCGTGGTGGATACCGGCACAGCGGACGGAACGAATGGGCCGTTTGCCTTGTCGCAGAACCCCGGCCTGAACCAGATCGTTGACTTCTACGCGGACGGCAAGCGGCTGGACGCCAGCGAATACGCTGTGGTCGCAATGGCGACGCCGAGCGGTGTCGGGGTGCAGACCACGGTGCCGATGCGGGATGACATTACGTGGATCGCCCGCTATTGGGGCGTCGTGAATGTGCCCGACAGCCTGAACACTGCCTTGTCATTCAGCACGCGGGAAGATTTTGTCGCGGCCGTAGCTGCTGGCATCACGGTCTATCCCGGCTACGTCGCCTTCGCGCGCGGCTGGATGTATATCGTTGAGACCGGCTACAGTGGCATTGTCGATTTGCCGGGCTGGCGGGCGGTCAACGTTGCGCGCAAATTCACGTTGTCCGAGGTGCAAGCCACGACCTTCTTGTCGTCGCCAGATCACGATGTAATCCTTGTCGCTGGCGCGGGAAATATCGTCACAACTTACATCGCCGTCGCAGCGGCAACTGATCTGATCACCGGCGACCTGCGCACCTGGGTAAAGGGCTCTATCACGCTCGACGATGCAATCGCCATCGGCACCGAGGTTGCCAACAGCATGGCGGTGAACGGAGCCGACATTTCGTTTCCCAGTGGAACGGCGGCTGCGCCCGCGATCAAGTCAGCAAGTTTCCTCGATACCGGCATGTTTTTCCCGCTGGCAGATCAGGTCGGGCTGGCAACCAACGGCGTGCAGCGGGTGCTGCTTTCTGACGCCGCCCTGCAACTCGACGTGGCGCTGACCGGCTCGGCAGTGCAGGCCAGCGCCACCGATGCCAGCGCCGGCCGGGTTCTGCTGAATGGCGCGCATGGGTTGGGTTCCACGGCGGTGACACTTGTTACCGACTACAATGTGCTGACCGTCACCGGGTTCTATCGCAACAATGCGGTGGCCACCGGGGCCCCCACCACCGGGCTGTATTACTCGGTGCTGCACATCGCCCATTCCCCCGATGGCACCGCCAGCCAACTGGCGCTGCGCTCGGCCGGGGTGGTGGCCAATGAGATGTGGCTGCGGCGCAAGGCCGCCGGCACATGGTCGGCCTGGGACAAGGTATTTCACAGCGGCAACCTGCTGTATTCTGTGCCCGCCTATGGTGGCACAGCCAACGCGATCACCCTGACCACGGGATCTAGATTGGCGACCCTGCCGGCCGGACTGCAATTGCGGTTCCGGGCGACTGCCGCGAATACCGGTCCTGCGACTGTGGCGGTGGATGGCCTGACTGCCGTGGCGATCAAGACGATCACCGGGGCCGCACTTCCGGCAGGTTACATCCGCACTGATGCCAATACGGTGATCACCTATGACGGCACCAACTTTATCGCGGATCGGCAGATCGAGAGTGGGGCTAACTGGACCAAATGGGCCGATGGCACGATGTGGTGCGTCACGGTATCAACCGGGCAAGGGCCGATCAGCACAGCTTCCGGTTCGTCATTTATCCAATCGCCCGGTCTGGCGATTGGCGCGTTGCCGGTGACTTTCATTGCCGCGCCCGCACGGTCTGTTGATGTTTTTCAACCCAGCGGTGTAGCGGCGGGTATTCAATCGGCGACGGCACCAACCACAACGACGGGCGGGACGGTGCAGATGATCAAGGCGGTAACGGCCTCCAACACCGACTTTACCATCACCGCAACCTTTACCGGAAGGTGGTTCTGATGGCGCAACCATATCCGGTCACCACAATCCCCTGCACCCGCTCGGTCGGCGGGCACGCCTTTACGGGGCGCTACTGGAAGGCGCATCCGGTAGAAGTGCAGGACGTCGATCGCAGAGGCCCGGCGCAACTTGCCGCCACCATCGCGGCCAACGCCATCTACCGGGCGCAGAATTACCCGGTGGAAAACAAGTATGTCCTGGTCGAGGCGTATCTTGGGGTCGAGTTCAGCTATCAACCTGTTGGCACCCGCCGCCTGCGCCCGGCCTTGATGCGCGCGCCCTGGGCACCGCAGGATTGCACGCGGTGGGGGCCGCTTGCCATTCAGGGTTATGGCGGAGAGGGTTTTGCCGGCGGCACCCGCGAAGAATGGCAGGATGACAACGCTACCAACTACGCGGCTAGCGGCACCCGCGAGGCCGAGGACAGCAATCGACTGAATATATGGGTGCCGACCGGGAAGGCACCGGCCGGCGGTTGGGGCGTTGTGCTGTTCATGCACCCCGGCGGGTCAAACTATTTCAGCACCATGCCGCCATCATGGCGGCCCCACCGGGCGGTGGCCGAGGGGCTTATTGTCTGCTCGCTCGAATATCGTCTCGGCACGCTCGGCACATGGTGGCACCCCAGCATGCCCTCGGACGCGGACTATCAAGGGGTCAACTTCGGGCTGACGGATGCAATTGCCGCGCTGGAATGGCTGCACGAATACATTGCCGACTTCGGCGGCAACGCGAGCCTGATCACGACCACCGGAGGGTCGGCTGGCGGCAGCATGTGCGCCAGCCTGCTGGTGCATCCCTATGCCAAGACGCTTCATCGCCGCTCATGGATGGATAGCGCCTCGTGGCCGACCAATACCCGCTGGCAGTTCGGCCCCTACCGTCACACCAAAGGCATCGAGCAATGGCACGGCGTGCGCCATGCGGCGCTGAACAGCGCGGCAAGTTACATCAAGGACAGCCAAAACCCTGCCCGCCCGTGGTCAGAGGCGATTGCAGAGAAAGGCTTTCTTGCCGCGGTGCGGGAAAATCTGGACATCGCCACATTCATGGCGCTCGACGGTGGCGGGCGGGATTTCACTGGCCAGCAGTTGCAAAATTGGACGCCGCTGACCGCGTTCATCAAAGGCGCTCGTGTGGTTTACGAAGGTCGCCTCTACCAGGTGATCAAAGCCGGCTATACCTCGTCTGCAAGTTTTTGGACCGACTACGGCACCGATCCTGAAAACCCGATAAATGATTGGCTGGTCCGCACCGACAAGCTGGCGGTCATTCAAGGTCGGGGCCTGACGACAGTGAACGACGGGATCACGGTTTTCCACTCGAACAACCGGGCAGCGGCGATTGCCGGGGCCTTCGACGGCGCGCATGACGTGGTTTGCGCGGCGGGGCAGCAGGAAAGCAGCGTCATTGGCTACGGGCTGTTGCCGTTCAGTTGGAACCGGGAACTGGACGAGTTGTCGGGCGAGACCTGGGCGGAATATCTGGCCGGCCCTGTTGTGAACACGGACCACAACGGCGCGCCGGTGGCGTGGAGCAGCTATGAAGTCAATCGCAACACGTTCAACTTTGCCTACCAGCATGGGGCGCGGCGAATTTCGCAGGCGGTGACGGAAGCCGGCGGAACGGCTTGGCTGCTTTATGGCAACTATGTGGTGGACAACACTGGCACCAGAATGTGCGGCCATGGCTGGACGACCACAATGATGTTAGGAAACCCGCACTACAAAGCGCCAGCTACGCTAGCCCAACCAACAATCGCCCTGGTCACGGCGAATGATGTTCGGGTCAGTGATGGTCTCGTTAAGGCGCTGCGCAATTTCGTCTACACCGGAAACCTGAACACCGACCCCGGCCTGCCGGACAGCGGCCTGAACTTGTTTGCGGATGATTGGGGCCAGACCTTCGTGCCCTACTCGGTGACGGACAAGAACTGGAATGTGGTCGGTTCGGTGCCATACCGATCCGCCAACGCCTGCACCCCTGACGTGACCAACCGGCCCGGCTTCTGGACCCATGCCTTTGATCACTTCGAAACAATGATAGGTGACGTATGAAGCAGATGGACTTTTCCCTGCTGGGGCAACCGAAGGCTGGGGCCTGGTTTGCCAACGCGATTGAGCCGATGGCGGATGTGCTGCGCGGGCATCGCGCCTTCTTCGGCGACAGCGTTGGCTTTCTCGGGGCCACGGCTGGGAACAACGCAAGCACTGGATCGTGGGTGCAGGCCAATGACCCCGGCTCTGAACGTATCCCGCTCGTGTCCTACGCAAGCACCGCTTTGGGGCTGGCAGCAGTCGCAGACCTTGAGACGTTCTACGTCAAGACCGTGGTGCTGGGGCTGGACCGCTACACGCAATACCAGCGGCAGGGTGCCGTGGCGGTGGCAACGAGTCTGATCATCAACGAAGGCGACCGGGCGCAGTGGCTGGAGACCGCGGCGCAGGTGGTATCTACGACCACGCACGGCATCGCCGTCACAGGTGCGGCGACGGACAGCGGTGGTAGTAATGCCCTCGGGTTGGTCGGGTATGTGCGGCAGACAGGCAACTTGAACAACTGGGCGGGCTATTTCGAGGGCGTGCGCACGGCGGCACTCGGATCAGTCTGGGGCATCGAACTGGCGGTTTACAATTTCCATGCCGAAAGCACCTCCAGGCGCACCCCCTACGCCGGCGGATGGGAAGGCCAGACCATCGGTCAACGGATCCAGAGTGGCGGCGGCAACCCGACCGCGGAACTTTTCCCTGCTGATGTTGCACTGGAGATCGGCCGCGGCCCCGGCACCGGTCAGACATTCAAGGTTGGCATCAACATGGAGGCGGTCGCACTGGAAGCGCGGCCGGCCGATGCCTCGGTGTATGCCTCGCAGAAGGACGCGATGCTGCTGCCCACCGGTGCCGCGATCCGATGGTTTGCGCCGACGGGTGGCGCCGGTTCCATCGTGATGTCACTGGTTTCCTCGATCAGCGCGGAAGCCAATGCCATGCAGATGAAATTCAACGATAGTGGTATCAGCTTCGTGAACGACATTGGCGAGCCGTTCTTCTTTCTGAACAACGGGCCGAACACGGCGGCGGTAAACTACCTGTCGATTTCATCCGCCGGCGCAGGCTTGCCCCCAACTTGCGCTGTCGCTGGGCCCGATACCAATATCGGCCAGCGCATGAATTTCAAGGGCACGGGCACTCTGAACCTGAACGGCGGCACCCTGCCGCTGTCCGCGGCGGGGCTGGCGCCGGGGGATCTCTGGAAAAATGGCAACTATGTGATGGTGGCATGATGGAAACCGAAACCGTGGTGATGCCGAAGGGCATGTTTGCTGCTGTGTGCAACGTGCTGCGAACGGTGCCAGCGGAGGCTTATGGCCGGGCGCCGCAAGGTGCCGTGACCGATCTGATCAACGCGATGGAGCGGTGCAAGGTCGAGGCCACGGCCCGCCCGATCACCGAACGCGAGAAGGAAATTGCAAAAAAGAAAGAAGGCAGCAATGCCATTTAAATTTGATCCGAAGCTGAATTGGAATGTCGCGGTCTATATTGTTACTTTGTTGGTC